TATCTGAACATTGAAGGTCGATTGAAGCCTATGAATCTAAAGGGCATAGCTGGCTTAAATTTAGACAAGATGACAATCTATAGGTCTACTCAAGATAAGATTCTTTCTGCAAAGGACTACCTAAATTTGGCTTTTAAAGCCATCAATACGCATCCAGGAAGTTTGATCATCATAGATAGTGTTTCTGCCCTATGTGATGAAAAAGAAATGGATGAGGGTATTGGGTATGAAAATAGAGGGGCTGGTAATAAGCTCTTTGCTGGTTTTTGCAGACAAGCAGCTAATATAGTGCCAGTACAAAACTGTATTGTTTGGGCGATTATGCACTTAACCCAATCTCAGGGTATGTATGGTGGTTATACAGAAAAAGGTTCTAGAACATTGCAGTATCAAGCAGATGTTCAAATGAGAGTTAAATTTGATAAAGCTTGGAATGTTGGCATAGAAGGCAAAGAAAAACAAATTGGACAACAGGTTCATTGGTTAATTGAATCTTGTGCTTTAGGTTCACCAGGAATGGAAATTGACAGCTATATTCGTTACGGCATTGGTATTGATAATACATATGAAGCCATAAATCTTGGTTGTCAACTTGGTCTTATAGCTAAAGCTGGTGCTTGGATGACACTTGATTTTATGCAAAGGCACTTAAAATTGTTAGATTCAAAAGAATGGGATGATGCAACAATAAGAAAAGTTAAAACCCAAGGTGCAGAAAAGCTTTATAGGCTACTGCTTGAAAATCCTTTATGGGTAAAAGTTCTTGAGCAAGAAATAAAAGGTCTTTTATCATGAAAATAAAAGGTTTAGATGGAAGAATGCACTCTTGGTCATTTTATGGTCAAATGCCAGACATAAGCGATGAAAGAAAAAGATCGGAGTTACACATAAGAACTAGGGTGTTGCTTAAATCTTTATATCCAGTAGATAGAATACTTGAAGAAGTTCATTTGCCTGGATCTGGAAATTTGTACGCAGATTTTTGGTTGCCATTAAGGAATAAAATCATAGAAGTTCATGGGGAACAGCATTACAAATTTGTTCCTTTCTTTCATGGAACACAGCTAAACTTTTTGGCATCAAAGGCGAATGACAATAAGAAGAAAGAATGGTGTTTAATCAACGGAATAGTTCTTGTGGAGTTACCATTTAATGAATCAACCGAGCAGTGGCAATCAAGAATTGAACTTGACTGAAGAACAAAAGATCGATATTGCTTTAGAAAAATATGAATTGACCATTGGCTTAACACCAATTCCTTCTGATAAAGAATTTACATGCATAAAGTATTTATACTTATCGCAGGATGATTTATCAAAAATGAGCAGCGAACAATGTTCAGAGTCATGCGTTTTACTTAATAGTTTTTCTTTCCATATAAGCAGGGTTATAAACAAAGAAAAAACAAAATTAAGATGGTGCAATGAAAAGATTTTAAGTGTTGTAGCAAATAATCTTTCAGACTACAGATATTTTTCAGCAGAAGAAAGAATGGCTTTGTGTATAAAAGATAATGATTATGCAAAAAAAATAAAAAAGCTTTCTACTTTAATACAAGCAAGAATAGATAGAATTGAATATTTACCGATTAGACTTGAAAAAGTTGCTGAATCTTTGTCAAATTTAGCTTATTCAAAAAGGAGAAATAATGAATCTCGTTAATATGTTGAAAACAGCAGTTGGAAACAAAGATTGGGCATTAGTGTCAAAAGCATTAAATATTTTATCTGGTGATGAAGAATTTGTTGTTTTAACGCATCAACCATCTACTCCAGCTAAACAAGTTAATTTTTCATCTAACAAAGCTTCTGTCAGCAGTAAGTCTTTAGTTCCACCAACAGTCAATAAGTTTGTTGATGATTTAACACTTGAATCGGGCTTCATAGAAAAGGAGCAAAAAACCTCTAACAAAAGCTATAGGCAACCATTCAAAGAAGGCGATCATTTTTGTGATGTAAAATGTTCTAGGTGTGGATGCGGTATGAAGGTAACAAAAGAAGAACATAAGTTTAGAACAATTGATTCTGAATCAGCACCATTTACATGCATTAAGTGCATTAGAAATTCGAGTAGATAATGAACGATGTTGCATCTGAAAGAGTTATATTGGCTGCTCTTTTTCAAAAGGGTTATGATTGCTATATTGAAATTTGCGATATTGTTGATGAGAACAGTTTTAGTTCTGATGAAACATCCGCAATATATAAGTGTTTGGTAAAAATAGTAAATGAAAAAGATTCAAAAGCTGATATACCATCAATTATAGCTGTAGCAAACTCTTTAAAAATACAGCAGTTTTTTCAAAAAGATGATCAGGCTAAGTATCTTAGATCTTTAACATTGTTGCCAGTTGAAATAGTTAATGCTAAAAAAGCAGCAGCAAAATTAAAAAAGATGCAAATTGCTAAGACCTTAGCATACAACTTATCTAATTGTGCAACTGAATTATTGGGTATGACAGGTGATGAGCCTATTTCACAAATAGTTTCTCTTGCAGAAGCAACTGTATTAGATCAAACTTTTAAAATTTCAAATGCAGAAGACCCAAGTCCAAAAGAAATATCTGAAGGTTTAGATGATTATGTAAAGTTTTTAGAAGATAATCCAATATCTCAACTTGGTATTTCATCGGGTTTTAAAGTTTACGATAGGGCTATTGGAGGCGGTCTTAGGCCAGGCACAGTTAATTTAATTGGTGCAAGAATGAAAACAGGCAAATCATTTTTTGCAGATAATGTTGCAATGAATGTTGCTAAACAAGGTATACCTGTCTTAATGTTTGATACTGAAATGACAGCGAAAGATCATTGGCATAGACTATTGGCTTGTATGGGTAACATTAAAATCGAAGATATTGAAAATGGATCTTTTTCAAAAGATTCCTCAAAAAAGAAAAGGGTCTACGATGCCTCAAATGCATTAAAAGATATGCCATTTAAATATAAGTCTATTGCTGGAAAAAGCTTTGATGAAGTTTTAAGTCTTGCTAGAAGATGGGTTATAAAAGATGTTGGATTAGATGATTTTGGCAAAGCAAAACCATGTTTGATAATACTTGACTATATAAAATTGATGGATGATGGAACAATATCAAAAAATATTGCTGAATATCAAGCACTAGGTTTTTTAATGACGAGTCTTCACAATTTCATGGTTCAATATGGGGTTGCTTGTTTGGCCTTTACTCAATTAAACAGAGATGGCATAACAAGAGAAGACACAGATGTTGCATCAGGCTCTGATAGAATTTTGTGGTTGTGTAGTAATTTTTCAATCTATAAGCGTAAAACAGAAGAGGAAATGGCAGATGAAAGCGTTTCAGACAATAATATTTCATACAACTTAAAACTCATACCAGTTGTTGCAAGGCATGGCAAGGGTATTGATGCTGGTGATTACATCAATATATCTGGAAATTATGAATATGGAAGAATAACAGAAGGTCCAACTAGAAATGAGTTTTATAAACTTAGATCAACAAGAATTAATAATGGTTTTCAAATAGAGGAACTACCAGATGAAATCTCAGGAACAAATTGATTTTAAATTAGCAAATAAAATAATTTCAAAAAATATAGATGTTGTTTTAAACCACTTCGATATTGAATTAAATTACACTGATGCTTATCTTTCTGGCCCATGTCCAATACATGGTGGAGATAATAAAACCGCATTCAATATTTTTACATCTGGCAATACACATGTAGGAAACTGGATATGCTACACGCACCATTGTGAAAAAAACTTTATCAATAACAGCATTGGTTTTATTAGAGGTTTAATAAGTCACAGTAAATATAACTGGTCAAAAGCTGGAGATAAAATAGCATCATTTGCAGAAACATTGTACTTAATAAAAAGCTTGTACGATTTTTCAATTGATGATAAATTATCTACAAATAAAACTAAAAATATATTAGAGTCTTCGGCATTTACAAAGACCACAAAAGAAAAACAAGATAAGTGGAGTAAGACTTCTGTAAGATCAAGCTTATCAATACCATCTAAATATTATCTTTCTAGGGGTTATACTGAAGAATGTTTAAATAATTATGATATAGGGGAATCTAATTCTTCTGTTGGCATATTTAAAGACAGAGTAGTTGTTCCAGTATATGATGCCGATGGAAAATTTATAGTTGGTTTCACAGGAAGAACAAAATATAAAAAGTGTGAAGCATGTAAACATTATCATGAACAAGAAGCGAGTTGCAATGGTTATGTTCATATGTCTAAGTGGTGTCACAATAAAGGTTTTTCTAAAAAAGATTATTTATACAATTATAATTTTGCAATTGAGGCTATTAAAAAAACTGGCGTTGCCATATTGGTGGAAGGACCAGGAGATGTTTGGAGAATTGCTGAATCTGGAATTAAAAATTCATTAGCTGTATTTGGGTCATCTTTAACAGATGCACAACAGATTTTACTAGAGTCATCTGGAGCTTTGTATTTAATCCTATTGTTTGATTCAGATGAGGCTGGTTTAAAAGCTGGAAATAGCATAGAATCTTCTCTTGGTAGAATGTTCAAAATAATTAAGCCAAAATTGCCGAATGGTTTTAAAGATATTGGTGAGATGAGTGTGGATGATGTTAAAAGTTTTTTACTCCCCATTATGGAAAAGCTGTGATACAAAAAATAATTGGGTTTTCTGGAAAAAAGGGTTCTGGCAAAGATACTATTGCTGGATTTCTTTCATTTAATTCTGTGGCTCTTTTTGGTTGTAGATCAGCCATTTATTCTTTTGCACAACCAATGAAAAAAATAGCCATTGACTTTTTTGGCTTAAGACACAAACAAGTCTTTGGATCATTTGAAGATAAAAAAACTTTGACAAATTATTTATGGGAAGATCTTCCACACTACGAAGAAATCAAAATTGGAAAAGAAGTAGCCCCAACAGGTAAAATGACAGCTAGAGAATTTTTGCAGGAATTTGGAACTGGTATAGCCAGAAGAATGTGCAAAGACATACATATAAATGCTTGTTTTAATGAAATAAGAAATGGTCATTGTCCATTAAATTTCATTACTGATGCAAGATTTGAAAATGAAATAGATAGCATTAAAGCAAAAGGTGGAATTGTTATAAGATTAACAAAAAGCACTGAAGATGATTACCATATAAGCGAAAATGAATTGGACAACAGTGAAAAATTTGATATTGTTTTAGACAATCAAAAAATGACAAAAGAAGAACAAAAAGCAGAAATTTTAAAAATTCTTAAGAAATTAGATTGGATAAAGAGTGATTATAACTTACTTAAGGTCTAGTTCTGTATCATCATACTCTTGGTGTCAGCACAAGTATTGGTTGACCTATAATCTTGGCTTTAAAGATGACTCCAATAAAAAGGCAGAAAAAGGTAATGTCGTACATAAAGGTTTAGAATTGTTGGCAAATAAAAAACTTTGCCTACAAAATGGAACAATTTCGTTCTCTGATTCTGAATTAGGTATGGAGTTTATAACATCAGAAATGTCACCAGAAACAGCAATATTGGCTGGTTTCAATCATTATAAAAACAAAAGTACACATGAATGGACAGATCTTGATTTTAAAGAATGCACTAAGTGGTTGTGGGATGTTCTATTATTTAATAATGGCATGTTTTCACCACTAACTAGAAATATTGTGATGCCAGAACAGTATTTTGACATTGAAATTGATAAACCTTGGGCAAATTATGATTATTTTCTTCCAGATGGGCAAATAATTTCTGGAAAGTTGCGAATAAAAGGAACTATGGACTTAATAACAAGGGTTGATTCAAAAACAGTAGAATATGTTGATTGGAAAACAGGAGAAAGAAAAAATTGGTCAACAGGAAAAGAGAAGGGTTATGATGATTTGTACAATGATTTTCAGCTTAGATTGTATCATTATGCCTTAAATGAATTGTATCCAAATGAAAACATGATAATTATGACAATATTTTTTGTTAAAGCTGGTGGACCATTTTCTTTGTGTTTTCAAAAAGATGATATAAAAACAACTGAAGAAATGATAAAAAAAGAGTTTGAAAAAATTAAGAATTGCAATAGGCCATCAAGAATAATAGACTATGGAAAAGACAAATGGAAATGCATTAGACTTTGCAGTTTCTATAAAGAAAAACATAAAGATTCCGAAAATGAATCAATATGTGATCATATGCATCAAGAGTTAATACAGCTTGGTATTAATAATGCGTATGTTAAACATGCCAAAAAAGATACCGTAAAATCTTATGGCGATGGTGGTGGTCAATCTAATAGGGAGAATCAAAATGGCTGATTGGAGATGGGAAGACATTGTTTTTACTAACAAAAAAGAAGAAGTTGGAACAACACCAACTCCTGCACCAGAAATTGTTAAATATGAACCTAAATACAATGGTGAAAAGGTTCTTGTTTTTAAAAATGAATTATTGGAAAATGATTCGTTTCAAGGATTCATTACTGGAGTTGAAGCGAAAAATTTGAGAGATAAAATTCTTTCGACAGACAATATGTTTTATATTGATCGTGATATTGCAGAAAACGACAAATCTTATAAACAAGTTATACCATATTGTTTGATCAATCGTGGAGATTCAACATTTTGTTATCAAAGATCTAAAAAAGGATCTGAAAATAGATTGCATGATTTATGGTCATTGGGTGTTGGTGGACATGTTAATCCATGCGATGGACTAAATGGTGAAACTATCACTAATGCATGTAAAAGAGAAATTGAAGAAGAAGTTGAGTTTTCCAATTTGAGAAATGCACACTTTATCGGATTAATAAACGATGACTCAAATGATGTAAGCTCTGTTCATTTTGGGGTTGTGTATAGTGTCAATCTTCAAGATCATTCAACTTTTAAAGTTAAAGAAGAAGCATTGGCAGAAGGTTCTTTTGTTAAAAAAGAAATTATTAAAGTTGAAGAAAAGAACTGGGAAAATTGGTCTAGTTTAATTGTAAAAGAATATTTAAGAAAGTAAAATTTTAGGAACAGCACATGAATAATTGGACAGCATTACATTGTCATTCTCACTATAGTCTTTTAGATGGTTTAACAAAGCCAGAATCTATGGCAAAAAGAGCTAAAAGTCTTGGGCACAAGTCTATAGCTCTTACTGATCATGGAACTATTTCTGGCTCTATTTCTTTTAATAAAGCATGTGTTGCAGAAGAAATAAAACCAATACTAGGTTGTGAGTTTTACATATGTAGTCAAAGTGCTTTGATTCATGATAAAACTAATTCTAAAAATTCTCACTTGTGTGTTCTTGCTAAAAATATTTCTGGCTGGTCTGAGCTTATAAAGCTATCATCTTTATCAAACAATAAAGATTATTTTTATTATAAGCCTAGACTAAGCTTGGAAGATTTTGCACCATATTCAAAAAACTTAATAGCATTCTCTGGACACCCAGGAACACAATTGGCCAGATGCATTTTTCCAGATGAGGCATACAAGTGTGCCAGTCCAGAAGAAGCAAGAGCTTTAATTAAAGACGATTGGTTTGAAGAATCTAAAAAATTATGTTCTAAGCATCAAGACATTTTTGGCAAAGAAAACTTTTTTATTGAAATACAGCTTTTCGATAAAGACAATCTACATTGTTCTGTAGTCCTTGCTGAATGTCTTAGAAAACTATCTAAAGAAACAGGCATTAAGGCAATAGCTACTCCTGATGCTCATTACGCTAAACAAGAGGATGCTTCTGATCAAAGAATAATCTTGTGTGCATCTATGGAAACAACTCTTTCTAAAGTAAGGTCATCTTTAGATAAACACGAAGATTTTGGATTATCTAGCTTCTTTAAATCAAATAGATATTACATTCCATCTACTGAAGAGATTTTAGCCCTTCATGAACCAGAAGAATTAAAAAACTGTTTGTTGATTGAAGAGATGTGCGAGAATTATTCTTTAACAAAAAAATCGGTTCTTCCAAGTTTTGAATGTCCAGAAAGCAAAAATGAACACGATTATTTAAGAGAGCTTTGTAGAAACGGTTGGAAAGAAAAGTTTTCAGATTTAGAAAAAGATTCATCAAAGTTTGAAAATTATGTTGGAAGAATTAAAAATGAGCTTTCTGTTATAGGTGATGCTGGTCTTGAAGGTTACTTTTTAATTGTTCAAGATTATTGTAATTGGGCTAGAAAACAAGGATGGTTAACAGGAAGAGGGCGTGGATCAGGTGCTGGTTGTATGGTTTCTTATTTGCTTGGAATAACTCAAGTAGATCCAATTGAGCACAATTTAGTTTTTGAGCGTTTTTATAACGCTGGAAGAAATGTTCCTGGTCATGTAAGTCTTCCTGATATAGATTGTGATTTTCCAATCACCAAAAGAGACAAGGTTATTGATTATATTAAATCAAAGTACAAAGAAGAAAATGTTTCGCAAATGATAACATATAGTAGGATGCAGGGCAGAGGTGCTTTAAAAGATGTATTGAGGGCACACGGTTTTTCCTTTGATGAAAGTAATGCTATTACAAAAAACATACCTGATGAAGCTGAAATATCTGAACAGCTTCAAGAAATGAAGGAAGATGGTGGAGAATCGTCAATCATTGGTTGGGCACTAGAAAATATTCCTTCAAAGCTTAAAGATTATTGTCAGATAGACGAACATGGTAATATAACAGGAAAATTGTCAAAAGAGTTTGCACAAGCAATTAGGCTTGAAGGAACCAAGCGTAGCCAAGGAAAACATGCTGCTGGAATTGTCATAAGCCATACTCCTTTAAAAGATATATGTCCTATGATTTACGATAAAAAGAATAAGCAAATGATTGCTGGTCTTGAAATGTCAGATCTTGAATCAATTGGTTTAGTTAAGTTTGATATTTTAGGGGTTGCAGTTTTAGATAAAATAATGGGGTGCATAAATTTATTGAAAGGAAAAGAAAATGAGTGAAAAAGAAGAAATTGAATTAATAGCAAAACTAGTATCTCAACAAATGGGATTGGTTCAAGCTCTATCAGAATGTCAAAATTCAAAAAGTCAACTTTCTTTGCAATTTATAAAAATACTTAAAGCCATTGTGTTAAAAAACAACGGTGATTTTGTTATAGAAAAAGAATTTTTTGATTCTGCTGATGACAATAACTTTAAATTAGATATTACAACCGATGAAGAAGAATCCATTATTTTACAATTTACAGAGAATGAGGAATAAATGTATAGTAATACAATTATGGTTTTTGATTTTGAAACTGGATCTTTAGATATAAACAAGTGCGAAGTTATTCAAGTTGCAGCTATGGCAATAAATAGAAAAACTCTTGAACCAATCAAAGACGGTATTTTTGAAACATTGATAAAGCCAAGAGATTTTAACAATCTTCAAGATGAAGCTCTTGCAATAAATAAAAAGACAAGAGAAGAATTGAAGCTTGCACCAAGCATTGATGCTGTTTGGAAAAAGCTTTCAGATTTTATTTCTATGTTTAATAACGGCAAAGGAAATATTTCTGCACCAATTCCAGCAGGGAAAAACATAAGACATTTTGACATGCCAATTTTTCAAAGGGTTTGCTCAGAGCTTGGTTATGTAGATAAAAACGGAAATCAAAATTTGTTAAATAGAAGAAACATGTATGATCTTGATGAAATAATGATGTTGTGGTTTGATAACACTACAGTAGTTCCAAATTACAAGATGGATACACTTAGAGACTTTTTTGGATTATCTAAGGCTAATGCTCATGATGCTTTAACCGATGTTTTGCAGACTTCTGATATTATTTTGCACTTTTTAAAGTTGCACAGAAGCATTTTTCCAAAGATTAAATTTAAAGATGCATTTAGAAAGTAATTATGAAATATTATAAGTTTGAATGTGGTTGTTCTTGGCCAATAATTGAAGAATCTAAGATAGAAGGTGCTTTACCCTTAATGGAAGTTGATCCATTAAAATTGCCATATTGTCAGTCAACTTGGGATTTATTTGCCAGAGGTGACACAAAAGGCGTATTCCAGCTTGAATCAGATCTTGGTAAACAATGGAGTAAACGACTAAGGCCAAAGAACGCAGAACATTTATCTGCCATTGGTGCATTGATTAGGCCAGGAACACTTCGTGCATTAGATGAAAACGGCATTAGTATGACCGCCCACTATTGCAAAAGAGCCAACTTTGAAGAACCAGTTGAGTCATATCATCCTGTTGTTGATGAAATTTTGAAGTCAACATATGGATCATTGGTGTTTCAAGAACAGGCTATGGAGTTATCTAAGTCTGTAGCTGGCTTTACCTTGCAAGAAGCTGATAAGCTAAGAAAGGCTATGGGTAAAAAGCTTGCTAGTGAAATGGCAAAATGTAAAAAATTATTTATTGAAGGTGCTAAAAAAGTTGAGGTTGTAAGCGAAAAACAGGCCGAAGAAATATTTAGTTGGATTGAACAAAGTCAAAGGTACTCATTTAATAAAAGTCATAGTTGTTGTTATGGTTTAACTGGATACGATACTGCTTATTTAAAAAGTCATTTTCCAGTTCAGTTTTATTGCAGTTGGTTATATTACGCAAAGGATAAGCTCGATTCTCAACTTGAGATAATGGATCTTGTTGAAGATGCAAGAAAATTTAACATCGATGTTTTAGCACCAGATGCTTTTAAACTAAATAAAAATTTTGCAACTGATGGTTTAAACATATGGTTTGGTATCACTGATATTAAAGGTATTGGTGAATCACAATTCAATAAACTTAAAGCATCTATGGAAAAGAACAAAGATAAGCTAAATACTTGGGAAAATTTCGTAGTATTTTGTTCCGATGAAATACCAAGCTCTACTATAATAAAACTAATATCTGTTGGTGGATTTAAAAGATATAATTCATGTAGACAAAAACTTTTAGCAGAATATAATTCTTGGGTACAGTTAACAGATAAAGAAAGAGAATGGATTAAAATTAATTTTACAGAATCTACTATTGCTGAATTAATATCTTCAGCAGCAAAACCAAAAAAGGAAAATGGTGGTTGCTCTAACCAAAACAGGGTATTGTTTTTGAAGGACTTGGCCAATTTGCTTATTAATCCACCATCTCCACACATTGATCTTCCTCAATGGTTAATTTGGTCAGAAAAGGATGCTTTGGGCATTTCTTTGACTTGTAACGCAATTGATTCATGCGATACTGCACAAGCCAATACTACATGCAAAGAATTTTTAAATGGAAAAACTGGT